TTGAAGCGCAGGGTGGTGCAAATATGCAGTATGCAGAAACAAGAGGCATACGAGCATATGTAGCAGACAGTAATTATCATTTAAATAGCGAAGTTGTTCTGTTTGCAAATAATGATGGCTACCTATATCAAATGGAATCAGGTAGCGATTTTGATGGTACACCTATTACAATATCATTTGCTACGCCATTTATTCCAATTGAAGACCCACGAGTACGAAAAACTTTCTATAAAATATTTTTATACACTGATCCACAAGGAAGCGTGGCATTTGATTTAAGTCTAAAGCTAGACTTTGACGAAGCGGGTACTGTACAACCAGCACCTATTAATATTCAAAACGTGCAAGGCACTGTAGGATTTTTTGGTTCAGGAATATTTGGTACAACTTCATATGGTGCAAAGCTAGTTAAGCTATTTGAAAGTCAGGTAGTTGGTTCTGGATTCGCAGTTTCATTTTTATTTGACTCAGCTACAGAAGCACCGCCGTTTTCTCTTGACGCATTAACAGTAGAATACGCCACTAACTCAAGAAGGTAAAACTATGGGAACAGGATATACTAGAAACGATACAGCTAATAATATTGCTGACGGTAACGTAATTAACGCTGCTGACTTTGATGGCGAATATGATGCCATTGAATCAGCCTTTAATGCTACCAGTGGACACACACATGATGGCACGGCTGGTGAAGGTGCGCCTGTTACTGTGCTTGGTCCAGTGCAAGATTTTGTAGCTAGTTCAACAGAAGTAAAACCAAAGACTGATAACACATTAGACATAGGTACATCTGCACTGCAGTTTAAAGATATGTACCTTAATGGTAAAGCATACATTGATGGTCTTGGTGAAACTCTATTAGTTGATACAGACAAAGCCATACAGTTTAGAGATACGGCACTAAGCATAAACTCTAGTACAGACGGGCAGTTAGATATTGATGCAGATGTTGAACTAGAACTTGTAGCACCCACGGTTGACATAGATGCATCTACTGCTGTTACTATTGATACAGCTACCCTCACAATTACAGGTGCAGCAAATGTCACTGGTGATCTTGACGTTGACAACATCAATATAAACGGCAATACAATTATCAGCACGGATACAAATGGTAACATTGCACTTACTCCAAACGGAACTGGTGAAGTAGACATTAGTAAAGTAGACATAGACAGCGGCACAATTGACGGTGTAACTATAGGTGGTTCTAGTGCAGCGGCAGGTACGTTTACTGCTATTGATGTTGACAATATTAATATAAACGGAAATACAATATCTTCTACCGACTCAAACGGCGACATAACCCTTGACCCTAATGGAACAGGCGTTATTGACGTTCCTTCCACAACTAAACTTCAAATACGTGATAGCGCAATATTTATTAACTCAAGCACAGACGGTCAACTAGACATAGATGCTGATGCAGAGGTAGAAATTACTGCGCCTATTGTAGACATTGACGCATCCACATCTGTAAACATTAGCAATGATCTAAAGCTAGACAGTGATGCTGCTGTAGTATCTCTTGGCGCAGATGGTGAAGTAACACTTACACACGAACATAACGTAGGCGTAACACTTAATGTAGAAAACTCAGGCACAAATTCTGTTACTGATGTGCTTAAATTGCAAGCACAAAGCAGTGGCACACCTGCTGTCGGCATTGGTACAGGCATAGAATTTTCTACAGAAACTGCCGCAGGTAATTTAGAAACTGGTGGTGTTATTGAGTCATCTGCCAGTGGGCTGACCCCAACCTCTGAAGAATTTGACATGATATTTAAAACCATGTCATCTGGCGGTGCGGCAGCAGAACGACTAAAGTTAAATGGCAGCGGTGCTACTATTGGCAATATTAATGTAGATGGTAACACGATTATCAGTACAGACACAAATGGCAATATAGCACTTACACCTAACGGCACTGGCGAAGTTGATATATCTAAAGTTGATATTGATGCTGGTGCTATTGACGGTGCTGTGATAGGTGCAAACTCCGCTGCTGCTGGCACCTTTACTACTATAACAGGTCAGTCTGTTGTAGTTGACAATATTACAATAGACGGTAACTCAATTACGTCTACTGACACTAACGGTAACATTGCATTAACACCAGACGGAACAGGAGATGTGCAGTTAGATGCTGACACGGTTCGTGTTGGTGATAGCAATGCTAACGCAACTATTACAACCAACGGCACGGGCGACTTAATATTAAATACAAATGCAGGAACAAACTCTGGAAGTATAACTATAGCTGATGCTGCTAATGGGACAATAACAGTTGCACCTAATGGTACAGGCAATGTAGTTATAGGCAACCTTACATTTGATGCAGACGCAACAAAAACCGATAATCATGTCTTGACATATGATAGCAGCGGTGATACAATACAGCTTGAAGCTATTCCGGCACCATCTGTCGGTGGTAACTTATCTAGCGATTTAGCAAGTAATGGCAATAACATTGCTATGGCTGACAACGATGAGATACGAGTAGGCACTGGAAATGACATTGTTATTAAATGGGATGCTACAGACGGACACATTACTACTCTTGGCACATTAAACATTGATGGTGCTGATGGTCACGAAATGGCAAAGTTTGTCGATGGCGGTGCTGTAGAATTATATCACAACGACACTAAAACATTTGAAACAACCACAACAGGTGTTACAGTAACAGGTAGAGCAGTTGGCACCATGACTACGGATAATGACGGTAATTTTGATTTATCTGTAAGTAATGATTTCAAATGCACACCAACTGGTAACTTTACATTGACGTTTTCCAACCCAGCCGAAGGGCAATCCGGAAATGTCTTACTGATAAACTCTGGTGGTCATACGGTATCAGCCCATGCATCTGTTGCAATCAATGCAGATGTTTTGACAGCTTTGACAACGGCTGGAACATACCACCTCGCTTACTATTGCAGCGCGGCAAGTGGTAATAATACGATAGCTGTATCTGCGTCAGGAGCTTTGACCTAATGAGCATTATTAAAGCAGCAGGTGCGGGTGAAGTAAGCACCGGGTTTTATAAATTTGAACCAGCGGGTTCTCTCAGGGTAGAAGATTCTCGCACGATGCGTATGTACCACAATACAGTTGCGGGTAGCCAAAGAAAAATAACTTTGTCTTACTGGATCAAAGCCGGAGATATGGATTTTGGGACAGTTTGGTCAAGTTGGAATGGGACATCTAATTTTTACAATAATTATTTCAGCCCAAATGGTAATTACTCAAATTATTTTGCGTCTACGGCGACAGGTAGCTTTGTAGATTATAATTTCGTTTTGGGCGATAGTACAGGAGACATGCGACACCGTGACCCCGGAGCTTGGAAGCATTATTGTATAGCTATTGACACAGAGCAAAGCACTGCTGCCGATAGGCATAAGGTTTATATAAATGGCGTACAACAAACCGCTGTTCCAAGCACTGGTCCAAACCAAATTCCTCAAAACTACGACATAGAAATGCACGACAGTGCGGGGCAGACATATCTTTTCCATAACCCCGATAGTGCTAGTTATTATGCAAGTTTCACTATAGCCGAACTTGTTGTGATTGATGGCACGCAGTATGAGCCTACTAAATTTGGTGAATTTAAAAATGGTATTTGGATACCGATAGACCCACTTCAGCAGTCATTGTCGTTTGGCAACAACGGTTTTTATCTGAATTTTGCTGACAGTAGCGATCCCGGCAAGGACGTTAGTGGTGAGGGACATCATTTTACAAGTGGGACTAGAAGTGCGGTTGTCAATAACATACTCGCACGAGATGTAAACCCTGATAACCCCGTGGTAAATTTCGCCACGCTAAACCCTTTAGCTAAATTTTATGGAGAAGGTAGCAACACAAAAACTTTTACAGAAGGCAACTTACAAGTTGCTCAAAGTGGTGGCGGCTCACACGATGTCGCAACCATTGGAATTGAGGACGGAAACTCACAAGGATACTACTGGGAAGTCATTGTCAGTAGCATGGACACCGCAAGAACATATATTGGTGTAATTTCTGACAATCCAGAAGCAAGCTCATCTTTAGTGGCAAGTTATTCATTCACTAACAAGTATGTGTTAAATAGGAATGATGATTTTTACGGCAACACAGATTCAAACGTTGTTTCATATACAGCATACGCTCAAGGCGATATTGTCATGGTCGCGTATAAAGATGGAAAAATTTGGATGGGAGTTAACGGTACATGGATGAACAGCGGTGATCCAGCGGGAGGTACAGGGGATTTAACCGCACAGGATGGAACAAGCCCATCTGGAAGAAACCAAAGTATGTGGCTCCCGTATTTTGGTTACAGAAGCACCTTTATAGTCAATTTTGGTCAAAATGGCACTTTTAATGGGACGAAAACTGCACAAGGCAATGCAGATGAAAACGGCGTGGGAGACTTTTACTATTCGGTGCCGTCTGGTTTTGTGGCTTTGACAGCGAGCCACCTATCCGACCAAACGATTAGCCCCGGACAAAGCAGTCAAGCTGATGACCACTTTAATACGGTGCTTTATACTGGTAACGGTTCAACGCAAGGCATTACTGGCGTTGGGTTTCAGCCCGATTGGGTCTTTGTCAAGCGCAGAAGTGGAGTACAAGAACCGTCAGTCACGGACAGTGTTCGTGGTGTTAATGCACAATTACGCCCAGCCTCGACTGCCGTAGAGTCAGCGAACACAGATGCCTTAACAAGTTTTGATGCGGATGGATTTACTCTTGGCGCAGACGCAACAAATCGTAGTTATAACTATTATACTGACAATCACGTTGCTTGGAACTGGAAAGCTGGCGGTCCTTCTCCTACACAAACATATGCAGTAAAAGTTGTATCTGATAGTGGTAACAAATACAGGTTTGATGATTTTGGAACAAGTGCAATAACACTAAGTTTACAAGAAGGTGGCACATACACATTTGATCAATCAGACAGTAGTAACACAGGACACCCGCTACGTTTTTCTACAACATCAGATGGCACACATAACAGCGGTTCAGAATATACAACAGGCGTAACAACTTCGGGAACACCGGGTTCTGCTGGCGCAACAACAGTTATAACTGTAGCTGCAGGTGCGCCAACTTTGTACTACTATTGTTCGGTACACAGCGGTATGGGTGGACAAGCTAACACTACAGAAACACATGGGTCTACTAATTTAAACGGTTCTTTGACTTCTATAGTAACTGCAAATCAGGACGCAGGATTTTCTATTGTAATTTGGGATGCTAATGGCGTGTCTTCGGGTACAGTGGGTCAC